CAGCTTAATTTTTGGGCGGCTTTCTAACATTGTTTACTTTACACAGCCAGGTAGCGGCATTTACATCAAACCTGCGGGTGTAACTCGCTTGCTAGTTAAATTGATCGGCGGCGGCGGCGGTGGTGGGAGCGGGTATAGAAATAATGATGGACAGGACATCGGCGGCGGTGGTGGTGGCGCGGGGGGGTATCTGCAAGCACTGATCCCCGTAGCGGAGCAAGAGATACACATTCCGTACACTGTTGGCGCGGGCGGCGCGGGCGGCGGCCTTTACGGCGGCTCTGGTGGCAACACAACTTTTTCTACAGCGCTTGTAGCGCATGGCGGCTCTGGTGGTTACAGTGCTGTTTTTAACACACCTTCTGGTGGTGCTGGTGGTGGCGCAAGTAACGGTGATATTGAAGTAAATGGTTCGCCCGGTGGCCGCGGTACACACGATGTTGGTGGTAGTGGTGGCGTCAGTGTGCTTGGCGGTGGCGGTTTGGGTGCGTTAAAAAACGGCAACTCAGCCGCCCCAGGGGTAGTTGGCGGCGGCGGTGGTGGCGGGGTTGGTAGTGGCTACGATGGCGACGGCGCACCAGGCGGCGCAGGTTACATCGAAATCTGGGAGTTTGTATAGTGAGAGCGGCGCGGATTGAAAACGGCGTTGTGACCGCCCTATGGGAGGTTCCTTCGCTTGACTGCTATGGAAGCCTTTATACACTTGTTCAGGCTCCTGAATGGGTGCAGGTGGGCGCGACATGGGACGGGAAGACCTTCGTTAACCCGCCTCCTCCGCCTAAGACGCCAGAGCAGATCGTCGCTGAGTACACGGCAAAGGTCCAGGCGCGCCTTGATGCCTTTGCTCGCACACGCGGTTACGATGGCATCCTTTCTGCGTGTAGTTATGCGGCGAGCACTAACCAAAAGTTTTCTGCTGAAGGCCGGTATTGCGTGCAAGCTCGTGATGCGACGTGGGCTAAGTGTTACGAAGTACTTCAAGCTGTTCAGTCTGGTCAAAGGCCGGTACCGACGTGGGCTCAGTTTGAAGCAGAGCTTCCACCTTTGGCGTGGCCGGTTTGAAGCTGTGGCTGTTAGCTCTGGTGCTAGACATAACCGCTTTGTTTAGTCATAATACACGCCGATAGTTACGCAGGAACAAAGATGACGGATTTTGAAAAGTTGGTCGCTCTTGGTGCCGAAGTAGTTGGCGGTGGGCTGTTTCTTAAGCATGAGGCGCTTGGCTACTTCCGCAACGGTGAGCTTATTCTTACTGACGAAGGGCGTAAGCTTTTGGTTGCTGATAGTATGCTGAGTGATGCCTCGTTGCCGCGCGCACCGCGCGCTGGTCGTAAAAAGGCAGAAGCGGTAGCGCTTGACTTGATTGGTGGGCCAAAGATTAATTTCGGTGACATATGACATCGACAATAGTTTCAGACCCGGCTAGAGTTTGGGCGTTTGTAAGCAAGCAGATACCCGTACCTATCATTGCGGGCATGAAAGGGCTTGGCTTAGAGCGCAACGGCGAACTTGTTGCGGGTGTGTTATACGAAGGTTGGAACGGTGTAAATATATGGATGCACGTGGCTTTAGCGCCTGGCAAGCTGCCCACAATGGAATATATCCGCTACTGTTTCTACTATCCATTTGTAGAGTTGGGGTGCAAGCGAGTAAGCGGGGCTGTAGACGCAAATAACCGTGCTGCCCGGAAGTTTGATGAGCATCTCGGGTTTCGCCAGGAGGCAGTGCTACGCGGCGCAGCAGCAGATGGCGGAGACGTTATACTTTACGTGATGCGGCGAGAGGAATGCCGGTATGTCTAGGTGGCATAATTTTGATTTTCCCGACCTGCCGGAGCGAGCATTTACACCCCGCGGCGGTAGGGGGCGTTTTGCCGGGCCAATGACGCTCGAAGGCGGCGGTAAAGGCAGCGCACCTGCTCCCGACCCTCGTATGGGTGAAGCCGCGCTTAAACAGATTGAACTCAATGAGAAAATTTTCCAAGATTACCAGCTAAACGACCGCCCGTGGATGCAAAATATTGCCAACGAAGCGCTAGGCCTTAGTAGAAGTGCGGCAACGTTAGCCCGCGATCAGTTCAGCTTCAGCCGTGATTTAGCTGGTCGCCAGTTGGACTTAGCCAACGAACAACTTGGTATTCTGCGGTCTCAGGCTGAAAGAGCCAACGCATTAAGCGATTATCAACTTGATATGATGCGGTTCAACGACCAGCGTTACCGCAACGTCGCCGTTCCGTTTGAAGACCAGCTACTTAGCGATGTCAAGCGGTTTGACTCAGAGGCTTATAAGAACGATTTGGCGCGCGCGGCTGTGGCCGATGTAGGTAGGTCTTTTGACAATGCTAGATTGCAGGCGGCGCGGAACGCCGGACGCATGGGCGTTGATAGAGTGCTACGCGCCACCAATGATGTAGGGTTAGAGAAGGCTAAAGCCGAAGCCGCCGCCATGTATAAAACGCGGCAGGCCGCCGACCAGATTGGTCTGTCTAATAAGATGCAGATGTACGGCGGAATGCGGGGTTTGGCCGGTCTTGGGGCGTCTAATGCGCAACTGGCCGCGGGCGCTATGGGCGCTGGCACTGGTGCTATCAGCGCTGGTATGGGAGCGCTGAACGCCGGAGTTGGGGCTTTGGGCGCGGGTAATTCCGCGCTTGGTATTATGGGTAATAGCGCGGCTGGTATGCTCAACGCAGGCTCGACGTTTTTGGGAGCAAATAATGCCGCCCAGGGCGCTATGAACAGCGGTATTTCTGCTGGCATTAGCGGGCTTGGTAATTACACGGCTTTGGGGCAGAACGCTGCTAAGATCAACGCTGAAAATGACCCATTTAATACAATCCTTGGCGCGGCTACAGGTGTTGGTTTGAATTACTTACTTAAATCCGATCGCCGCCTTAAGACCGACATTATTTATGTTGGTGTTGACCCCGTTACAGGGCTGAATCTTTATGAGTTCAGGTATATCAATGGTAGCGGGCGTCGTTATCGTGGTGTTATGGCTGACGAAGTTGAGGCTAAATATCCCGGTGCGGTATTTACTATGCCCGACGGCTATAAGGCGGTCAACTACGCGGTGCTTGGCCTTGAGCTGGTACAGGTTGATGGGGGAACAAAATGAGCGCATTTGCAAGAGGTATGCAACTAGGCCAACAGGCGTGGGGACTCGCCGAGGCAAACCGTCTTCGAGAAGAACAACTCGCCTTAGAAAAAGAAAAAGAACGGCGAGCAGCGGAGCTTTTTAATCAGCAGTTGGAAGAACGCCAGAGGCGCGCGGCGAAGGAAAACCAACTTGGCGCTTTGCGGTCAGATTTGGCGGATTACTTGCGCGGCGTAGACCGCGTTGCAACGAATGCTGCGTTGGACGAAGATTTTAATCGAGCTGATCGAGCAGCGCAGCTTGGCCTTGCATTACCGCCTATGCGCGGTAATTCTAATGCCGACAATGAGAGAGCGCTAACAGTTCAAAGACCGGTTGATTTTGCAAGCCCGGACTTTCAGCGGGGTTTGAGCCGCAAGTATGCGGAGTATGCTTTAGCGGCTGGTGATTTGCCGACTTTTGATAAAATTGTTACCGAGCTGCGCGATAAAGCCATCAGCGATCAGGACGCCGCGTTTGTTACGCAGATTATCAAAGACCCTGATGGAGACCTCGCGAAACAGTTTAGGCGGTTTATCAACCAGGGTACGATGAATTTTACTATCAACACAGACCCAAAAACAGGATTTTCTTCTATTTACATGGTTGATGACGACCGCGCGCGGGCTATTGAGTTATCGCCGCAGCAGTTAGGGGTCGTTGCTTTGGGTGCCAGAATGCTTGAACGCGGGGATACTCGCGGGCTTGATTTTATTGGGAGTGTTAACAAAGACCTGGCCGCGCGCGCGAAAGAAGAGTTTTCTAAAATGATGCAAGCAGCGGAGTTAGGCAATCAAGCTAAGTATAGGGCGGAGCAAATTCGGCTAAACTCGAAAGAATTGGGTTTGCGAGAAAAGCAGCTAGATGCGGCGCAAGAACGCCAGCGTGTTTTGGAACAGCTTCGGGCTGCTCGTGAGCAAGATGCGCAGCGCGGGCAAGATGCGCAACTGCCAGATATTAGAGGGTATCGAAAACTCATTGCTGACGCTTATACAAGTGGTAATTATGATCCACAGCAGCTTGTCCGACTTGCGCCGCTTTATAATGTGGACCCTAAAACGGCGTCCGCTGTTTTAGGTGTTCCTTATCTTCCAGCTTGGCCCGAAGAGCGGGTGAAACCGGCGGGTGAGCAAAGAGGGTTGAAGCCGCCGTCATGGCCCATTCCTCTAGCTTCTAAGTACTCTGACGTGTTTAACAACGACACCTACAACACGCTGGTCGACAAGCAGAGAGAGGGTGTGCGATGATTTTCAATCTTGAAGACCTTCGCGCCACTGCGCCAGCAGAACTGCGAGAGCTGGCAGACGACGAGCTTATTCTTGAGTACGCCAAAAGAACCGGGAATGACCCAGTTCAAGTGGCGCGCGTGTTGGGGTATGGAAATTCTGGTGGTAAAACAGCCAACCTGATTGGCGGTGGAATTGATGACTACCAGGCAAGTTTGTACGGTTTAGGCGCTGCTGTTGCCCGAAAAGTTGGCTTAGATGGCACCGCTGCTTGGATGGAACGGCAGCGCGAACGTAACGAGCTAAATGCTCAAACTTCGTTTGAACGCGCGCAGGATTTAGGTGCTGTTTTAGATTGGCGCGATGTTGATGGAATTGGCTCTGGTTTGAATTACGTTGCTGGACTGACTGCGCGGTCGTTGCCGTATTTAGCAGAAGCCGCTGCCGGTGGTATCTACGCTCGCGGTTTGATGACCGGGGCTACCACTGCGCTAAAGACTGCTAAAACGGCTGAAGAAGCCGCGCGCGCGGCTCGAACATTGCGGCTTGGTACAAGCGCGGGTGCTGTCGCCGCAAGTTACCCTAGCTCAGTGGCGAGTGTATTGGAGGCGCAACGAGATGCTGGAGCTAAGCCCGGTGAAGAAGACCTTGGCTCTGCCGCTGCTGGTGGTGTTCCTTATGCGCTTTTGAATGCTTTTGGCGTCGAGGGTTTAGTTGCGCGCGGGATTCGCCCTGCGGCTAGTAGTACGAAAGCATCCAGTGCGTTGTCTCGTATTGCTGGAACCGGTGCTAAGACTGCTCTTTCTGAGGGTGTCTCAGAGACAGGTCAGGCTGGTATTGAGCAGTATTACGGTCGCATGGCGTTTGACGAAAATGAGACGTTGTTTAACGATGAAGCCAAAGAGCGCTATCTTGACGCTTTTATTGGTGGCGCTGTTTTAGGTAAGACTTTCGGAGCCGTGGCTGGTCTGCGTCGTCCAATCGACGACTTCGTTAATTATGATTTAACCAAGCGGGGTTCTATCCAAGAGCTTTCGTCCATCTCGGATAAATACGATAAGTTTTTTGCTTCGAACGAATCTGCATCTGCCAAAGATGTGGAAAGCGTAGATGCTGAGTTGTCCGATCTCAGTGAAACGCCGAACGCTGGTCGCAGTCGCGTATTCTCAGATATTGAGAAGGCGTTGATTGACGCCGGGATTAAGCCGCATGGGAAGAAAGCCGAAGAGCAGTTTGCGCTATATAAAGCGGCGCAGCAAGAGGGCTTTTTACCGGGTGCAGCGGACTTAGTGCTCAGCGCTTTGCGTAGCAATCGCTTGGGGATTGCACGTAAGGTTGTAAACATGGCTTCCGAGGCCATGCGCTATAATATCTCGGATGAGGACATGCAGCCTGTTTATACGCTGCTGGCCGAGAACAAGGTAAAGAATGCCCAACGAGAGCTAGCTGGACTTATTGCGGAGCGTCAAGCTAGCGCTCAAACAGAACAAACCCCTGTGACCTCCTCTGACGGTGACGCCATAGCCGTCAGTTCACCCACTCCATCCGATGTGGATGGAGTGGGTCTTTCTACACCTACTATCTATGAGTCTGAAACCTCTCAAACCGAGCAAGCTGAAACGCAAGAATCGCCGACAACTTCCTTACAGCCCGCCACCGCCGCAGGAGATACCCCTGCCGGAGCCGCCGCCGTCCCCGTGGAAACCGCTCGGGTAGCCCAGGCTTCTGATGATGTCTATTCTTCCGGGGCGGCAGAAACTTTCGCCGATGCTCCTTTGGTTGGGGCAACCGAGACAGCCGCCGGTGTTTCTTCTGCCGCGCGCGCGACGGCTGTTGATGATGGTTACACGAGCGATGCTGAAGCGTGGAGTGATTTCGCCCCGGAGTCTGGGCCAACTTACGATCAACTACCGCCTTCGTTGCAAGAGATGTGGAAGCTGGCTCGTGCCCGCGGCCAGATGTCCATAGATTTAGCTAATAAAATTGCTGAAGAATATACCGCGTCCGAAACTAGTGAGGTAGCGAGCGAAGCCGTAGAGCTGCTGAATAAAGCTTTTGGTACTCGCGACACCAGTATCATGCTTGACTCATTGGTCAACGGCATGACGCAAGAGCAGATCGCGCAAAAGTATGGCGTGTCGCGTGCCCTTGTTGAGAAACTTGTTGGGACCGGCAAAGATGCCGCTGCTCGCCGTATGAAGCGTGTCATGCGGGCAGCTAAAAAGTACGGCTGGAATGTTAGCGAAGTATTAGCAAAGCTGAATCAGTTTACAACGACAGCGCCTCGTCGCGCGGCTAGTTTAGAAGCTGCTGAAGAAACCTACGATCTTGGGCCTTCAGACCTGGAGGGGTTTGAGATCGTATCTTCTGCTGGGGGCAGTTCCAGCAGTTGGATGGATGGCGGCGACAACCCGGAAAATATGTCTGTTCGGGATCGCGCTTCTTACTATTCGCAAAAAGCTGCCGACGCGCTAGAAAAAGCTAACAAACTAGAACAGCTTGTGGCGGAAGCCGAACAAGAGGGGCGAGACTTTATTCCGTCGTCGAAGGGTAAAGTTAGCTTAGAAGAGGCTAAGAAGAACGCCGCTGAGCTGAGTGCGTATGCGGATAAGCAGCTTGAGAAAGCAGCCGTGCTGCTAGAGCAAGCTAAACGTGAGCAGGTTTCGTTGAAAGATAACCCTGGCCAGCGGTTGTGGGATGCTCTAGACGAATCGTTCCCGGACACGTTTGTTCCTTACAGTGCGCTGGACGCTGAACAGCGTGGTCTCCTTGACAAGGTCGCGGCAGACTACAAAACACTCGATGCGGCGATGAATAACAGTAGGGAGTTTGCCGCGTTGCTTAATGAAACTCGGTTGCCCGACGACTTTGACAATCAAGAAACCGACGATGACTTTTTCAACGCGCGTTACGGAAAAGACCGCGCCGCGAGCGATACATATACTGCTGAAGAGCTGGTACAGGAAATCAAGAGCTTTGTCCGAGCCGATATTCCGGGGCGCAAGCTTGTGGTGGTCAATAGCGTCGGCGAGTTACTGCAAAGTTCCGACCCTGACGCCAAAGCGGTTGGCGCTGCTATAGATAAAGCCGGTGCTTTCGGTGTCGCTGTTGATGGCCGAGCTTATCTGGTGGCTGATCGGATTAAAAAGGGACAAGGCCGTGCTAAGTTCATGCATGAAGTTGGCGCCCATCTTGGGTTAGAGAATTTACTTCCTAACAAGACGTACAACCGGCTTGTTGAGCAAGTTGTTCAGTGGGCAAAGAGCGACAAAGATACGCTAGAGAGCAGGCTCGCGCGAAAAGCCGCAGAGCGTGTAATGGACGCTAACACCGAAGCCAAGAATCGGCGAGCGGAACTGTTGGCTTATTTTATTGAAGAATCTGTTCAAGCCGGTATCGACCCCACTGCTGAGACAATGCGAGCAAACGCCGCGCTTCGCGAGTGGTTCCGTACATTGTGGGCTGCTTTTAAGATGGCGCTGCGCAAGTTGGGAGTGAAGCCCGAGTCTTTGACCGCGAAGGATGTAGTCAACCTGGCGTTCGGCGCGGCGCGCTTGGAGATTACGGGTACGTGGCACGGCACTGCGGCGCAGTTTCGCAAGTTTGATTCTAAATATATAGGGTCTGGCACTGGCGCTCAAGTGTTTGGTTGGGGTACGTATTTAGCACAAAATGAGGCTGAGGCGCGTAAATACTACAACCGCCAAACTCAAGCAAAAACTAAGCCAGCTAGATTTTATACAGTAGATGGTACGCCGATTTCTAATAGCATCTTAGAAGCTGACTTGGAGCAGCGGCTAGCCAAAGCGGGTGAAATCACTAAAGACACTTTGATTGAGCTTGAACGTGCGTATACCGCGAAGCTGGCCGAGTTGTCAAAAGCGCCCGAGAATAATAGCGCGCTTACCCGAGTGTTGCGCGGTGCTTTGGTGAATCTCAAGCAGGCTATTGAGTCAGGAGGGGTTCGCTATCAAAAAGCTAACAAACCCGACGGCTCGCTAATGCGCGTAGATGCTAGCGTAGAGCAAAGTGACATGTTGGACTGGAACGCCCCGCTCGGCGCGCAAAAGAATGTTTATGCAAAGTTGGAGAAAAATCTCTCACCTGCCATCCGTAAATTAATAGAAGAAAAAGCCAATGCTAAGCTAAGTGATATAGAAGGCGACGATTTTTATAGGTTGTTGCAGTCTATTCAATATGAAAATGGGGCTATTGCCGAACAGTTTGACGCTGAATACCGCGCGCGTAACTTGGACGGTGCTAGCGACAAAAAAGTTGTATCTCTTTATTTAGATGAAAAACTGGGTATCCCCGGGGTTGTTTTTGGCGAAGACGATACTAACGGTCGAAATTTAGTAGTTTTCAACGACAAGAATCTCTATCGGGTCGGGTCTCAGATTACCGCTGACCGCGAACGTATGAAGTTTGGAAAAGACCCTTTATCTGTCGCGCCCACCCGCTCTACTATCGAGCGCAATATAGCCAAGCTACCGGAAAACATGCGCGCGCCGGTTCGTAATGTGATCCTCGGCGTGAACGACGTTGCAACAAAAGTTCTTGACCGAGTAGTGTTTACGCATACGCTGGTTGACCGGGCGCTGAAAGCCGGTATTGGCTCAGCTAAGCGGTACGCTGCGTTACAATTAGAGATGAGTACAAAAGCTCGCAAGTTAGAGCGGGATGTTGAAAAAATAGCTGAAATGTACACTTTCATCGAAGAAAGAGATAAAGGTAACCATCCGCGCAGCCTAAACCAATTTTTATTTGAATCCACTCGCCAAGGCAAGTGGGGTTATGGCGAGAAACGTGATCCTGAGTTCGGCGCGTGGTTTGACTCTTTGGGGCCGAATTCTCAAAAATTGGTCCGAGCTATTTTTGAGCACGGAGACAATATCTTACGGCTAAAAAAGAAAGCTGTTATTGATTGGGCAAACAGTGAATATGATGACCAAATAGAGTCGGCTAAAAAAGCGGTTGCGGCTGCGGTGACAGAGCAAGACCGTAAGCGTGCCAAAAAACTTCTTGCTGAGCTTATAACTGATAAAGCAGACAGTCTAAAAAAATTTGAAGGTCTATTTAAAATTGCCGAGGGTAAACCCTACGCTCCTATCAAGCGTTTCGGTGACTATGTAGTGGTAGCTAAATCAGCCGAGTTTCGTCAAGCTGAAGAGGCGGGTGACACCGCCAAGCTCAAAGAGCTTATGGCGGACGAGGCTCACTATCACGTCAGTTTTACGGAGACCAAGAACGAAGCGCGTAGGCTGGCCGACCAACTACGAGAGCTTGGATTTTACGGAGACGGCGAGGACGCAGTTACATTTTTCGAGCGGGAAGAGAACGAAGCTGAGTTGTTCGGTGGCCAGTCAGTGTTCACCGCTGTTACGAAGTTGCGCGGGCGCGTTGATGATATTTCTGGTGAAGCCGCCGTCAAAGCACAGCTTCAACGTATGGTCACCGACCTTTGGCTAACCACACTTGCGGAAACCAGCGCGCGTAAATCTGAAATGCGTCGCAAGGGCGTATACGGCGAAGTGGACATGCTGCGGTCATTTGCTAACCAAGGACGCGCAGACGCACGATTTATTGCTGCAGTTGAGTACAACCCGCAGATTGAAGATGCGATCCGCGCCATGCGCCAAGAAGTCAAGCGCGGCGGTAACCGCGATCGTAAGTCGGAGATTTTTAATGAGTTGATGGATAGATACGCAAAAGTTCTTGACGTATCTCGCTCTCCTAGCGTCGATAAGCTGACAAGGCTTTCTTCAGTATATTTTTTGGCCACTAGCCCTGCGTATTACTTACAAAACCTTACGCAACCGTGGCTAATGTCTTTGCCTGTAATGGCTGGCTTACACGGGTATGGTAAAGCCAGCGCTGCTCTATTCAAGGCATACAGCGAGCTTTCCCCGCTAGTCAAGACGGGCAAGCTGTTTGAGACCGCGTTTGACTATGCCAAGGTTCCGCCCGAAGTTAGAGATGCTATTCAAGAGCTGGTAAACCGCGGGCGTATCGACATTGGTTTAGACACCGAGCTTGGTGAGTTCCGCATTGATGGAAGTAATAAGTTTGCAGATGCCTGGAACAAGGTAGATAAGGGTTTGCGCTTGCTTGTGCAGAAGACGGAGGCAATTAACCGCTTGTCCACTGCCATTGCTGCGTATCGTCTTGAGCTGGCACGAACCGGCAGCTCGGAGGCCGCGCTTGATTACGCCGATAAAATTTTACTTGATACGCACGGCGACTACTCCCGGTTTAATGCTCCAAAATACTTCAACACGGCGCTTGGGCGACTAGCCTTGCAGTTTCAGAAGTTTCTACTCATTCAGTTGACGTTCTACTTTGATCTTGTCAAGCGCGCTTTCACCGACCCGGCGGAACGAAGGCTAGCGCTCCGGGTGCTTGGATTTTCTCTTGGACATACTGCTTTTTTGGCAGGCGCGATGGGTTTACCCGGCTACACTGCTATCTCGACAGCGCTTGGCGCTTTGCTGAGTGACGACGAAGACAAGTTTGATTTGACTTACGAACTTCGCAAGCTAATCGGCAACGAGGAGATGGCAAACCTGATTCTGCGCGGCACGCCCACGCTGGTTGGCGCGGACATTTCGGGCCGGGTTGGCGCGGGTAACATGTTCTCGATTATGCCGTTTAGTAACGCAGACCTATCATCACCGCGGGGGCAAGCTGAGGCGTTAGGTACGCTACTCGGTGGCGCATCGCTTGGTATGGCAATACGTATTGCGGACGGCCTTGGTCTGATGCTGAGCGGTGATTGGGTGCGTGGTGCTGAACGTGTATTACCTAAAGGCTTGGGCGATGCAATCAAGGCGTATCGAGAGTCTGTCGACGGCATGACGTTGCGCAATGGTGATGTCATTTTGCCAGAATCCGAAATTGACGCTATTGAAACGTTTTTGACAGCGATTGGAATCACGCCGGTTCAGACTTCGCTAGTGTATGAACGTCGTAAACGTGTAGCAGACATGGACAAGAACTTCCAAGAACGCGCAGCTAAGATTAA